TCATTAGTTGATAGTGTTAGCTCAGATCCTGTTACCGGAACATTAGCGTCTGCAGATATAGTTGAGTCTCCTACAGAACCTTGCAATAAGAAACTTGGAAGTTGTCCCGCACCTGTTGTTGCTTCAATTGTAACACTTGGTATAAAGAAAGTGCTAGGACTTAATGTTGCAAAAGGAGCTTCTCCAAAAGCAGTTAATGTATCTTGTGTAGAAGTTTTGTTTGTTATAGATAACTGAATACCTGTAATAGGCACCCCTACATTTATATCTTCTTCACCAATAAATGTCGTTAATTCAGAACCAGTTACACTAACTAATACAGAAGAACCTGCTACAACACCACCATTTGTAATTGTTGCTTGAATGCCTGTTACCGGTACATTAGCTGTACCTGTATTAGACTCTTCTCCCATAGACCCTGTGAGAACAGTACCTAAAGGATAAGCAATTACATCACTTGCTTCAGATGAAAAAGCCGCTTCAGAATATGCGGTGATTCCTAGAGCCATAGATTAGGCTCCTTTTTTGTCTACTTTTTTATTTTCTTTCGGTAATTCTTTTTTAAGTAGATCAGAATAATGTTTTTGTAAAACTTCTAAATCAGTAAATTGTATATTCAATTGTTGTTTTTGAACAACAATATTTTGAAGTTTTTGTAAAACTATTTTACCTTGATCTGATAATTTTTCACTGTCATATTCTTTTTTATCAAAATTGAATATCATTACATTTCCTCTAACTTAAATCTGTATTTTTTACCAGACTTATTATTTAAAATATATAAGTGTTCAGCACCCTCTTGAATAGTCCAATTACCTTTTGTACCGTCAACAGCATTACCTTCTTCTTTTGCTTCGTTAGATAAATGTAAGTCTCCAGTATATAAGTTTCTCCAAACATTTCCTGATGCACCTAAGTCGTAAGTATCATTGGCTCCTGGAACCAAGTTAGCGGCAACATCAACACTCGATGTTTTAACTTCTAATTTAGTAGAACCATTAAAATCAAGATTAATTCCATATAGACTATTTACGGTAATTGGATAATTATTACTTTGAAGTAGTAGTCCTGTTGTGGCTCTAGTATCATATGGAAGTGATAAAGTTCCGTATTCAGTACTATCAGTATTAAAGGTAAAAGCAACTTTACCTTCTGTTCCAGTTATACCTGCTTTAATTCTTAATGTTGCATCTGAAGTATCTAACATTAAATCTCCAGTTACATCAACACCCGTAGGTTTTGCTCTTAAAATTTCATTTTCATCAACAGCTAAAACAATATCTCTTGATGCTGAGTTTGTATAAAGGTTCATTGCATCAGCATCTAACGCAATTGCACCGGCATAACCATTACCATCTATAGAAATTTGTCCATTACCAGAAGCATCCATACTAATATCTTCATTAGCAGCTGTTATATAAATACGCGCTCCTGTTCCGCTAACTTCTAATTTTTGAGAGGGACTTGCAGTTCCTACACCTAGGTTTCCATCAAAAACTAAATTAGCTTCTGCATTCATACCATCTGTACCAGTTGCAGTAACAATTCTATTATTAGAACCATTGGTCATGAAATCGGATACATCAACAGAAATTGCATCTGCAGCTACATCAATACCTGTGCCAGCACCAACGTTTAAAGTAACATCACCTGATGATCCACCACCTGTTAAACCAGATCCTGCTGTAACTCCTGTAATGTCAGCAGAAATAGTTTGATATTCTAAAGCAGTTCCAGCTCCATTAACGGCAAGAACTTGGTTTGCAGTTCCAATCGCAGTTAAGCCAGTTCCACCTTTTGTTGTAGGTACTGTTGGTAATCTGTCTGATGCTAAAGTTCCTGAAGCAACGTTAGTTGCGTTTAAAGATGTTAAAGATGCACCACTACCAGAAAATAGGTTTCCTGTAATTGTACCACTCGCAGTTAAATTACCTGTTACATCCACTAGTCCACTTGTTACATTGATTTCATTATTAGTACCTGTTTCTATTATAACAGAACCTGAACCTCCACTCGTAATCTCAATATCTCCAGCTGCGCCTGCAGATTGTGATATTTTATTTGTTTTTATTTGTTTAGAAGTACTTACAACTAAATCTGCACCAATTTGAATATTATTCTGAGTATTTTCAAAATATATAAATCTTGTACCATCTTCATTATAAAATTCTAGTCTACCAAAATTATTTGCAATAGTTCCTGCTAACGTGGTACCATCATCACTATAGAAAATTAAGTCACCATTAATTTGTGTATTACCTGTCAAATTACCTGTTAAATCACCAGTTACATTACCAGTTACATTACCATTTAAATTACCAGAAAATGTATTTGCTGTAACTGTAGTACCATCAAATGTAAAAGTGCTTTCTGCTTCTAGGGTATCCGCAGTATTGCTACCTGTTATAACTCTATTGTCAGCATTGTTATTAATTGTAGTTAAAGTAATGTCTTGATATTCTAAAGCTGTTGCACCAGTGTTAACAGCTAAAACTTGGTTAGCTGTTCCAATAGCAGTTAGACCAGTACCACCTTTAGTTGTTGGAACCGTAGGTAATCTATCAGAAGCTAAAGTTCCTGAAGAAACATTTGAAGCATTTAAATCTGTTAAATTAGATCCATTGTTTGCAACAATGTTATCACTTGAATCAAGGATAACGGCTTTGGATGCAGGTAATGTACAGAAAACATTTTTTGTTCCTGCAGAAAAGTTTACTGCAGCATCACTATTAGATGAAGAGATAATCGTATCTCTTGATAAAGTGTCTGTAGCTGCATCGGTTACAGTTCCAAGACCAACTTCGAACTCACCGTTTTCATTAACAATAGAATAATAAGTGGTATTAGAATTACCAATACCTGTAACGAACGATTCAAAACCGGATACCGCTCCTGCTAAATCAAATGTACCTGTACCTGTTGTGGTAGAGGTTTCTTTTACTCTATCATTTATTACCAAAGCCATTTTAGCTCCTATTTATTAAGCAATTCTTAGTATTGCAGCAGATGTTGTGAATGCAGGGAACTGGATTGTAAATGTTCCAGAAGTTGCAGTCTTGTCTCCACCAAAATCTAATACAGCCACTGCTTCAGTAGTACCAGTACCACCATCAGTAGTTGTGTTGTAAATCAAAGCACCTCTAGCTGTTAGTGTAACTCCAGTGAAAGATAAATCAGCAAAGTCAGTAATAGCGACTCCTGATGATACTTTAACACCTTGGTTTACTAAAGCTTTACCACCTGCAGTGTAACCTGATGGTGAAGATACTTCGTCTGTTGTTGCGTAGTTAGTTGTTGATGCACCTAATACAGCATTAGAAGTAAACATTGCTAATTTAAATGTATCTCCGCCTGCTGAATCAAAATCATGCTCACCAGCTAACAGTTGCTTTTTGAATGAATTGCAAATTGCGTTAGTTGTAATAGCCATAATTGTTCTCCTTTAAAATTACGTATTTGGTGATGGTGAAGGTATCTTAATTCTAGGGACCCCATCATCATATTCTGCACGTCTTCTTCTCCCCATTTGTTGAAGAGCAAAATTCTGTACTTCTTCATTATACTTGTTTTTATACAAGTTGTACATATCCATGGGGCCTTTTAAATAAGAAAAAGCCTCAGCTAATACACCATGTAACAACATTGATTCTTGATAAGTAGATAAAAATGTATTGTTGGTTGATGTAAATTCTGGTGGATCTGTAATGTAGTTAATTTGTACAGTATATGCAGAATTTGGTATAGGTGCTACAAGAATATTAAAATCATCCCAATTAGCCCAATATTTAGGAAGACCTGTTGCAGCATTATTATTGTATTCAGAAATAAAACTTGTATCTCTTCTCTCAAGAAATGTCCTTGTTGACCCATCAATTACTTGAACAGATCGCATAATAGTTAAATCAGCAGGTAAGCTTACATATCTGTTACCTGATGTAAACGTAGATGTTGAATATTTTCTAAGGTCATCATAATCAACTTTACCTGCTACATCTAATTCTACAGATCTAATAAAATCTTGAATAATTTGATCTGTTAAAACAGAACTTCCAACTTCCGTGTAGTCTCTTACTTGTGTTAAAAAAGCTGAATGTGTAATTGCCATTATGTAATACTCACTGTTACTGGTTTAACTTGTATTGATAATTGTCTTCTTCTGTTTTGTAAAGATGGGTCTGCAGGCTTCATCTCAGATGTACCTTGATTAATAAATGCAAAATCTCCAGGAAGTGTTAAATTAGCAACACCAACTGAAGCTCCACCTGAATCTGCTTGAACACCATTCCTATTTGTTGGTTGTTGAAATCTTTGTGGTCTTGTATTTTGTAAAGCGATTGCATCAGCTACAATACGTTTTCTTCTAATTTGAGGATGTTTAGGCTCAAATTCAGAATAGTGAACTAATGATCCATTCCATTCTTTAACCATCTCATTGTATGGAAATGCCATTCCTGATCTATCAGATATTGCTTGTGATGTTTTACCTGTAGCCCATTTTGGCATAATTAAACTCCATTAGGATAAAAAGATTGTGGAGTAATAAATGTAGATGCTCTTTGACCATCTTCATCTAATGCTCTTTTCAATTCATCCTCATAAATTAATTTATTTTGTTGCACTAACTGAGGTGCTTTTTTCATAGATATATAATAAGCTAATCCCGCGCACATGCACGGTAAAAATCTGTATGCAACATCTGCATCATTTGTATATGCACCTGCATCTTCAATTCTTTTAATTACATAAAATTTAAGTGTGTTGTAAGTATTTAAATCTGGTGCTTGGTATAAATATATTTTAGGTGTTGTTTGTCTATCAACATAATATTGTGAGGGTTGTCCAGTTGCTAACTTGTTAGGTAAAGCAGCGTATGCTGATCTATCAATTTTTGTTAAGGAAACATCTTGTGTATTTGCATCATTTGATGCTGCTGCTGTTGAAGACACATAAGCCTCAAGCACATCATTTACATCTGTTGATACTGAATACTCAGCCTGTCCAGAAACTAATGCTATTTCATTTAATTCTGTTTTCCATAAATGAATACCTCTATTACCCCATTCAGCAAATAATAAATCTAAACTTCTTCTAGCTGAACGCATGTCATAACCAGAAGTGGTGCTAAGACCACATCTTTCATAACCTTCATCAATAACTTCATCAATATTCAGGTTGAAACTAGTAGTTCCTGATGTAGCCATTTATATCATCTCCTTTTTAGCGGCCGCTTTGAGAGTGTAAAGCTTCTCCTTTTTGCGGTTGTACAACTTATCTGATTGTACCACCTTTAAACTAAATTTTGAAGACCTTAGGTTTTTTGCTATTGGGTTTCTTTTTAACTTGTAATCTTTTCTTTTTTTCACCTCTAGCACCCCTGAGCTTACCTTCTATTTGTTGTCTTATCTGTCCTCTAGTTATTGCCATGAATTGAATCTATGTTAAAAGCTATAACAATTTTGTCTTCGTCATTATTGTTAATAGGGGATTTGTGTGGATAGTATGCTGGAAAAGTAAGAATATCTCCTTCTTCAACTGAAATATTAAATAATTCATTATTTGGTAATATAATTTTTGTTTTAAGATCTTCATTGGGTAAATTAATATAAAATACATTTGTAAAATGTGTACCAGGATGAGAATGAATATCATGAAAATTTCCTTTTTTATAAATTTGAAACCAAAGATTTGTTAATCGAATAGATTTTGCATTTAAAAAATTACAAAAAGATTTTCCAAAATTGTTAAAAATATTGTTGTTAAAATAATTAAAATACTCTCTTTCCATAGTTTTAGGTATATTATAATCTTGGTGAAATATTTTGGTACCCTCTTCATTTAAGGGATTTTTTGGTATTTTGTATATAAGGTCTATTAAATTTTTTTTGTGTTTTAAAAATTCTGGAACTTTATAAATATGGTGATGTATCATACTAGATCTGTTGCTTTTCCTATTACTGGTTTATATTTAGTTTTACCATCTTCTTTAAAAGCTCGCAAGAATTGTTTTCTACCTTTTTCAGGGACATAGGATACGTGACACCATCCACTATTAGGCTCTCCTGGAACATAGAACTCTAAAATCATTTGATCATAATCTAGGTTTTTATAAACCCAATCGCAAACTTCCGCATTGTCTTTACCTGGACATTCAAAATCAACGGCTTCAGCTTTACAGTGCTGGCTATTAATAGAACTTCCTATTTTTAAACATAAATCTGGACTACGATAGCCGCTAGTCACCAAAACAGGGCCGAAGTGATCACGTACCGGTTGAAGTATATTTTCACACAATAATTTTAATTTTTCGATTTGATTAGCATTAGGATTATTATCAATATTTAATCTGATTGCTGTATCGGATTTTGTTAACTCTTGAAGGGTAAAATTTCGTGAGAGGTTCATTAATGATTATTTACTATTTCTAATATTCTTATTCTACCAGAATTCCAATCTTCTTCAACTATTGCTTCCATTTCTCCACACATCCATTGTACGCTTTCATTTGTATTTCTGGTTGCTTCTCTTTTTGATTTTAAACAATCGGATAAGGAATCTTTATAAGTATGTTCAACAACTTGTCCGCTCATTAGCATACATAAAACTATAACTGTTTTAATCATTAGTGATTCCCGTTTAATTTACCAATATTTGCTCTAACTGAGTCTTTTAATTTTTCTGTATCTATTCTTAATCGTTCTACATCCATTTGTAGTCGTTCAATATTAACTCTATTATTCATCATTCCATCAACTCTAGTTGTTAATTTTTCTAATCCTTCTGCTATATGCTCGAGAAGCATGAACTGTTCCTGATCTATGGGTTTCTGAGCTGATGCTTCTAGTAAGTCTTGTTCAAATAATTTGTTAGCTGTCTCTAATGCATTGAGTCTTTCAATCACACCGAAAGCAAACCATGCGCCAACAATTACGGCTGCGACCAACCCTATTAAATTACGTAACGGAAGACCGATACTTGTGTTCTCATCGATTTTTATTGACATGATAGGCACTCATCTGAACCAGAATCTAATTCAGCTAAGGCCTCCTCTTTACAATCCTGACTACAGAATTGATCTAGTTCATCTTTTGGTTGAAACTCTTTTTCACATTGTTTACAATTTTTCATAATTAGCTCCATAACCAGTTAACATATCTTTTCCAAAGTTTTTTAATAAATTTCCACATCTTTATTTTCCTCCACTTTATTGAAATTGTAACAACACTATTATCCACCCAAGCAAAGCCCTCGTCAATAGCAGCAAAAAATTTATATATAAATTTATCTATCATTCGTATGTTTTATCTTCTTCTCTTATCTTTTCTTCCATTTCATAAAACATTTTATCGCTATCTTCTGTAACCATGTCGTTATCTTCTGCATCCCAATAAGTAGTTTGGACTCTATAGTCAGGCCAGCTGTTATCAGTAGTGTATGAATTAACATGCCACAGAATGCGATTATTAGGCTGAGCTGCATAATTACCGTTATCAAGCTCCAATATATGTGCACACTTATGTTCTTGAGGTATTTCAGAATGTTCAACATCCAAGATGTTAGTGTCTGGATGAGCCCAATCAATTGTGAATAAATATTTTCCATGATAAAATTTTTTATCTAATCCTAAAAATTTTCCCTTTAAACCATCCAACCAATCAAAGCAATGAACACTAGGCCAATAACTAAAACAGTTCCACAATTGTAACTCGTTCGTCTGCATATCCGGCACATCGGCTCTATCATATTGTTTTTGGAAAAACGCTGAGATAGGCAAACGCCAAAAGCACGCACCATTAGGTAGCATGATGTTAAATAAGAGAGCACGTCCCGATATAGATACCAAACCGAATATAACGCAATCTTCACTTTCACCTTGATGTTCTTTAAGATCATAAAGATACTCCTTCCTTATCTTACAATAAATTGGTGGTATATTAGCATTTAAATAAGACATCTAGCATTTCCATCTTCTTCTAGCCTGTCTTAATCTTGAATTAGGATCTGCAGCAGCTTTTGGAAATTGTTTCATTTGTCCTGCTGATCTAGCACAAAAAGATTTTCTTCTTTTCGCAGCTTTTGATCCTGGTTTAACTTTGCCTGTTACGGCAGTTTTTAATTTTGATCCTGGATTTTCTCTTCGGTATCTTGCAACACCTGCTTTAGTCATACCTGCACCAGATTCTGTTTTTCTAAAATATTTTTTGGTTTTAGGGGGCTGAACATCAGCCCCTCTTTTAAAACCTGGTATTGCTCTATTCATACCATTCATTTGTTAGCCATTCTGACCAGTTAAATTAGGTCCTGAGTACTTATCAGTTAACAATGTTGCTTTCGCTACAGTAAATGTAGAAACATAAACTCCGTAAGGAAATAAAATTCCATCTTCAGGTATATTCAAAGATGTAATATCTCCCGCAGGAACATCTGCTTCAAATAATGTAGTTCCAGTAGCACTTGTAGTTTTTAATTGAACTGTACCAGACGTAGCTAAGCCTGCTAAAATAATTCCCTTCAATCTTACAGGTTGTGCAATTACTGCATTAGTTGTAGTTGCGGAAACTATTGTTGCTTGTATATCAGCTTTTGCTGCCATGGTGTTCTCCTATTAATTATTAAGCGTTAACTGTTGCACCACTGTTTGAAACAACTGTCCAACCAATAGTATTAGCCCAAACTAATGTAACAGTGTCTCCTGCATCAGCAAAAGTTATGTTAGTTCCGTTTGCAAAAGTAGCTGGAGTAAAAGTGATGTCTCCACCATCAACTACCATAGTTACAATTTTAATTTGACCTGCAGTTGAACCATTTGCAAGAGAAACTGCAACAGCTCCTCCTGTGGAATCCATCTCAGTAATTAAGTTTGTTAAATCAGCTGCACCCGCACCTGTTATTGCTTGAACACCACCTGTGATAGTACCATTGTAAGTTGCATTAGTAGTTATAGCACCTGTTGTTCCGTTTTTAGTGATTGATTCAAAACCGTTTTCTGATCTGACCGGTCCTGAAAAAGTTGTATTTGCCATAGTATTCTCCTTTGTATAGCTTTGAATTTGTAGTCTCTATACTCGTCTGCCTAGCCAGTCTACAAATTAAATTTTATCTAGGTTGTTTTGATTATACATAAAAAAAGGGGCGATGTAAAACACCGCCCCTTTTAATTAATACTGATTAGTATTTATTAGCTAGTTGGTAAGTTTCCGTTACCAAAAATACATCTTGGATCAGAGAATCCAAAAGAGTATCTTTCTCTAGCTTTAAATCTCATGTTGCCAGTATCGAAGTCACCTTCCATCGCTGTCTTAATTGGTGATCTAACGAACATTTTTAGTCCATTAGGAATATCAGTCAATAAGAAGTATGAATCAGTGTCAGTTAAAAAGTTATTAACTCTGTAACCTTCTGGTACCATACCCATATTAGCGATAGCATTGATGTCATTATCAGCAGTTCCAACTCTCATTGGAGACTTCATGATTCTCTCAGCAGTAAATTGTAATTCTTTTGGAATTATCATTTTTCTACCTGAGGCAGCAATTTTTAGACCTCTTTCGTCTACAAATCCTGCAATGTCAATCAATGATTGCTCAAGTGAAGTTTCGTTAAGATCTGCAGCAGTTGCAAGAACGTTTGAGAAAGTACCACCTGTTGCTAATGGGTGTGAAGCATTAATTAATGATACTCCATCTCCACCAGTTACTGTAGTTACTTGCGCATTGTTCAATACGTTAGCAGCTTTAACTTGCTTCGTGTTAGCCATAGATCTTGCAAGAGCTCTTGTGTATCTGCCCGCAAGTCTATCGTATAGGTTGTCCTCGATTGCTTCCTCAGTGATAGAGAATGCTAATGCGATTGTTT